GATTCTCTTAAAGTACCACCTTCGGGTAAAGTAAATTTTTGTTGTTGCGTCAAAGTAACATATCTATAAAGAGTAGTTGATGAATCAGCAGTGTAATCTGTATCAAAAATAGCAACGTCTGAAATATTCAAACCTGTTTCTATGTTTAAAGGTACACTAGCATAACCACCAGTAATCACACTACCTGTATTAGCAACCGCTAAATAAGCAGGCCCTGACAAACTGTAAGTGTACATACCTTGTAGATAGGCTTTTGGACCAGCAATAGAAATGTAAGGATTACCTCCACCAGCTCCTACTTGTAAAATTGGTGCTCCTCCTGATCTTTCTCCACCTGCTATTCTAACATACGAATGCCCATGTATTAATCCGTAACCATTTTTCAGATAAGGAACTATTCCTAATTGGTGTCCTGGAACTTCAGAGTTAGTAATAAGACCCCCATATTGTGACATATCACTAGAGAATCTTGTTGGTTGCACTTCAGAATAAGAAGCTCCCTGAATACCTACTTGTAAATAAGGATCAGCACTTGGGTTTTTAGCTATTTCAATTGTTGGAACTTCTACACCTCCACCGTCTTTAGTTCTTATATCTACTGAAGGATTGTTTGGATCATTACCAAATTGTAAAGGTTCTTCAAAATCATAGTAGTTAGCTCTTATGTTGCCTTTTGCAGTTAATACATTGTCTACATCAGATAAATTATTAGAAGCTAACATATCACCTATTCCAGCTCCAATATTTCCTCTTGCTAGCTCTGGATCAACTTCTGATAAATTGTTAGAGGCCAACATATCACCGTCACCAGTTCCAGCACCAATATTTGTTCTAGCAACAGCCGGATCAGCAACGTCCGATAAATTATTAGCAGAAAGTAAGTCACCGTCGCCAGTACCAGCCCCTAGATTTGTTCTAGCAACAGCCGGATCAGAAACATCACTTAAATTATTAGTAGAAAGTAAGTCGCCAGTACCGGCACCGATATTTGTTCTAGCAACAGCCGGATCAGAAACATCACTTAAATTGTTAGAAGACAACAAGTCACCGTCACCAGTACCAGCTCCAATATTTGTTCTAGCTAGTGCGTCATTTGTTATATCCGAAAGATTATTTGCGATAAGCAAAGCTCCTTCAGCTCCTCCACCGCCTCCGCCAGTTGAGTAGGATTGAAAGTCAAAACCAGCCTCTTCACCTGATTCTCCTACCATAACCTGCACGCTTCCAGCTCCTCCAGGTGCTAACATTGATATTCTTCTAAGATTTACAATTGAATAATTAACTGTTTCACCAGCTTTTAATATAAATCCATTAGCACCATCTGGTGTATTACCATTTAGCAAATAACGAACATCAGAACCTCCTGTATTTTGCAATACAACGTAATTAAGATGTTCCGGTAAATCTTCACCAATTAAATCATAAAGGGAAGTTGCAACAGCAGTGAGGTCGTACTTGTTACCGTTTTGTAATTTGTAAAATCTCATTTTGTTTATTTAAAAAATTGTATGTTTACTTTTGATTCAGCACCGCCACTCACCATCTGAATATCTAAAGGACTACCATTGTCTATCTTTGCAATCTCATTGGGTTTAACTGTAAGTCCGTTTTCACTTGTAGCGTTGTTTTTATCAATAGTAAGCTTTATGTTTGAAGCACCTTCGTTTTGTATGTAAACTCCAGTGAAATCTCTAAGACTGTCGCTAAAACTATTATAATTAGCAACTAAGTCTTTGTATAATGCAGACAAGCTTTTTGACTGATTAGTTACCGTCAATGAAGCTAAGTCTGAATTTGTAAATTTATAAAAAATCATAGTTATTTATTTAGATTTTTTTGATTTTGAAGCTTTTGTTTTTTTAGCTTCAGTTTTTTTTGGTTCTTCTACAATGTCGTAATATTCTTTCATTGCATTGTATTTTTCTTCTGATATTTCAAAAGTTTTATTTTGTAAACCCTCCGCAAGTTTTTTAATTTTAACGAAAACCATTGTGTAAGATTAAATTCTATATATTATTATTTTACAGCTTTTTTGTTGTTTTAACAATTACCTAGCTTTTTTCTTTTGAACTTTTTTCATTTTAGGCATTGCAACACCTATAATTAAAGTTGGTTTTTTATACATGCTAGATATTTTTCCGTTTTTAATGTTTTTCTTTTTATACATTTTTATTTAGTTATTTGTATTGATGAACCTGATCGCATTGACCATTTATCACCACGAGATTCAAACCTAACACTACTTACCGGTCTAGTCATCGTAACTTTTTTATCATGAAGAATAATATCAATATTAAAATTATCAACAGAATCTACACACTTAAGCTGAATCACCTTAGTTGACAAAGTTGCTTTTGGTAAATTAATTATGTAATTACCTTCATCTTTAACAGTTACCTTTATTTCCTCTACTCTGTTTTCAAGGTTTAAATCGTAAGTTTCTTTTAAGTTATTTAAAATCATAATTCTTTTTAATTAAACGCCCCCCAGGCGGGGGGCTAAGTTTTAACTGTAAGAAGAATAAGCGTCACCTCCTACTAATACCCATAGACTCAAAGAGTCGCAGTATCTTAGTACGGCAGTACGCGAATAGCTTCCTAAACTAATTGTACCGTAAATGTTTGTAGGATTAGTTGATCCGCCAGTTCTTTCAATATAAATATTGTATAAAGAGCTAAACGAGCTATCAATAACCAATACAAGTTCTTGACCTTCTGAACCAGTAGGTAAGTTCAAATATACATCGCTAGTAGCAGTTCCAGCAATGTCGAGAATTACTTCCGCCTTATCAATTGGTAAATCATTTGTGGAAGTACCATTGTCAGCATTATCATAAGTTTTACTTACATGGCTAGTACCATGTTTAATAACAATAGAGCTAGCTTGATGTTCGACTTCGATATTAGTTGTACCAGTGATTTCAACATTTTCCCAAATACCAGTTGATTTGTTGTAACGTAATAAGTCACCAGTAGTAGCAAGAGCCGAAACAGTAACATCAGATAAATCATCAATTGAAGCAAGTGCAATTCTAGCATCAGCTAATCCATTAACTTGAGCATCTGTTCTTTCAGTGAAAGAGATTACACCAGTAGTATTGTTGTATGCTAAGTCACCTGAAACAGATATAGCACCTCTAGCTCTTGAGTCTTTATAGTAAAGATTTGAAGCACCTTCACCAAGATTATCAGTAGTTTTACTAGATAAGTCTAAGTTAGCACCAGTTTGAAGAGCAATACGTGCATCCACTCTAGCGTCAGTATAATAAAGATTAGTACCTTCTGATAGATCAGTTGTTGATTTGCCAGATAAGTCTAGATTAGCGCCTGTATTAAGAGCAATACGTGCATCAGCTAAAGAGTTAACTTCTGCATCAGTACGTTCTGTGAAGCTGATAACTCCAGTAGTTGAGTTGTAAGCAAGGTCTCCAGAAACTGATATAGCACCTCTAGCTCTTGCATCAGTGTAGTACAAGTTAGTTGTACCTTCAGATAAGTCATCAGTATCCGCAGGAGAAGTATTAGCTTCTAAAGCAGTTTCAATTTGTTGCAATGCTTGTTTAACATTGATGTTATCTTGGATTGTTGAACCGGTAAACGTTCCTAAGTTCAAAGAACCAGCCGCAACACCAGACAATGCAACAAGATCATCTACATCATTACCAATTGCATCAACGTAAGATTTAGGAACAGCATGTCCAGTAGATGTTGGAGTTCCAGATAGTAAGATAGTTCCTTGTGCGGTGACATTACCACTAAATGTAGTGTTACCGTCTGTACCAACAGTTACACCGGTACTATTACCATTGAAAGCTCTGAACATTACACCGCCAAAAGTAGTATCAGCAGAGTCAATAGTTAGACCGTTAGAAGTAGCATCAATATGTAAACCAGCGTTAGCGTGATTTTGATTGATAACCATACCGTTATCAGTACCAGCTTGATTTATAGTTACTTTTTCGAATGAAACAGCGTCAGTAGTAGCAAGTGATTGATCTACATCAGATAAATCAGTTACTGAAGCAACAGCTATTCTAGCGTCTACTCTTGCGTCTGTGTAGTAAAGGTTAGTTCCTTCAGCTAAGTCAGTTGTAGTTTTACTAGACAGGTCAAGGTTCGCACCAGTGTTTAATGCAATTCTAGCATCAGCTAGTGAATTAACCTCGGCGTCAGTACGTTCAGTGAACGACACAACACCTGTAGTAGAATTGTAAGATAAATCACCACCAGCAGAAATAGAAACTCTAGAACGTGCATCAGTGAAGTAAAGATTAGTAGAGCCTTCTGTAACATTGTCAGTAGTCTTAGTAGCTAATCTAGTATCGAAAGTAGAATCAAAATCAGCAGTAGCTAATTTAGTTCCAATACTTGTAGTAATAGTAGTAGCAAAATTAGGATCATCACCTAAAGCGCTTGCTAACTCATTAAGAGTATCAAGAGTAGTTGGGGCAGAGTCTACCAAATTAGCAATCGCAGTATCAGTATAAGATTGTGCAGAGCTTAGAGTAGTTGCATCACCAGAGATTCTAGCAGTTTCTTCAGCATCAATGTTAGATTGTAGCGTAGCATCAGCAGAAGTACGAGCCGATTCTTCTGATGTAATATCAGCACTTAGACCGTCTAGTTGAGTTTGGATGTTAGATGTAACACCATCAACAAAGTTTAACTCTGCAAATGTTGGCAGTAATTCCACACCACCTTTATAAATTTTAGAGTTGTTGTCAAACTCTACATTTCTATTAAATTGCGTGGCAAATCCAACAGCTGGTGTAATGCCTATATTATTACCAATTGTAATACTTGAACTTCTTAATGGGTTTAATACTTTAGTAGTATTGTTTTCATTAATAAAGTATAAGTCTCTATCACTAATTTCAGCGTCTAAATTGCTTTGAACAGTATCAACACTAGTTTGCAAGGCATAACCATTAGCAGTTAAGTAGTTGCCAACTCTTGTGTCAGTATAATAAAGATTACTTGAACCTTCTGATAAATCATCCGTAGAATTGTTTGATAAATCTTCTTGATCTGTTCCGGGTGCAAGTTTAGAACCGTCCCATTTAAGAATTTGTCCCGTTTGAATACCTGTTAAGTCTACATCAGACATAGCACCAACACTTGCATTTGCAATACGAGCATCAGCAAGGGCGTTTACTTCACTGTCAGTTCTTTCTGTAAATGAAATTATACCAGTTGCATTGTCATAATTTAAATCACCAGAAACTGAAACAGCTAATCTAGCACGAGCATCTGTGTAATATAAATTAGAACCTTCTGCTAAGTCACTTGTTGATTTTTGTGATAAATCTAAGTTAGATCCAACTTGCAAAGCAATTTGTTCGTCAGCAAGTGTTCTAACCTGTGCATCAGTTCTTTGAGTAAAGCTGATAATTCCGTTTGCATTATCATAACTTAAACTACCGCTTACAGATATAGCACTTCTTGATCTAGCATCAGTATAGTAAAGGTTAGTAGAACCTTCCGCTAATTGATCAGTGTTGTTATTAGCAAAATTATCTTCATCTACAACACAAACAAAAGTTCCTGAAGTAGAATTGTATTTAAGAATTTTACCGTCAGCATTTGCAGATAAATCTATATCAGCAAGATCACCGATTGAAGCAACAGCAATTTGACCATCAGCTAAAGATTGTACTTCTGTATCAGTTCGTTCAGTAAACGATATAATACCAGTCGCGTCATCATAACTTACATCGCCAGTAGCAGAAATACTTTCTCTTGCTCTTGCAGTTGTAAAGTATCTATTAACGCCTTCAGCTAAATCCGCAGTTGTTTTAGTTGCCAACCATGTATCAGATATAGTATTAAGTTCGCCTTCTGTTCTTTCAGTATAAGAAATTTCTCCCGTGTTAGCATTGTAAGCTAAAGAACCAGAAACAGAAATAGACGCTCTTGCTCTTGAATCTAAATAATATAGATTAGCACCTTCTGTCAGATCAGTAGTAGTTTTAGTTGCCAGTCTAGTATCAAAAGTGCTATCAAAATCAGCAATAGCAAGTTTAGTAGCAATTGAATTTGTTAATGTAGTTGCAAGATTTGGATCGTTACCCAAAGCAGTAGCGATTTCATTAAGGGTATCAAGTGTAGCAGGTGCCGAAGCAACTAGATTAGCAATTTCAGTATCAGTGTATGCATTAGCACTTGATAAAGTATTCGCGTCACCAGTAATTCTTGAAGCCTCTTCAGTATCAATATTAGCTTGTAATGTACTATCAGCAGATTCTCTCGAAGCCTCTTCAGCTTTCAAAGCAGTATCTAAGTCATTGTCAGCATCTTGCAATGAAGATGAAGCTTGAATATAGTTAGCTCCTGTATTCGCAGAATATGAACCATCAGTATTTAGACCAGCACCTGTTTGTGTTGCGTCTAATTCAGCTTGCAATTGCGCATTGCTTGAAGCTTGTGAATTTTGTAGGGCCGTTATAGTTGGTGAAGTAATAGCTCCAACAACATCCAAGTCACCACCAACTGAAGCATTTCCAGTTACAGTTGAGTTTCCTCCAACTGTTGAATTACCATCAGCCATAAAATCACCAGTACCTCCATTTATAGCTCTTGACCATAACAAAGAAGAATAAATTTGCAAAGGTGCATTTCCACTTGTAGTTGAAATAATACCTGTTTGACCTGGTGAAGTATGAAATCTAAGGGAAGCATTGTTTGTTTGTGAAGTAAGATCAACACCAACACCAACACCTTCTCTAACGTAAACTTTTTTAAATTGTACGCTATCAGTTGGACTTAAAGATTGATCTAAAGAAATTACACCTGTAGCCGAGTCATAATTGACTCCAAGTCCAGAACTAATTGCATTTTGTGCTCTTGTGTCAGTGTAGTAAAGGTTAGTAGAACCTTCTGCTAATTGATCACTGGTATGATTTGAAATGTCTGAAACTTGTCCGGTTACATCACCAGTTAAATCACCAGAAATTGTAACAGCAGTTATATCAGTAGTATTTAATGAATCACTTGAAGCATTATACAACGTAACACCATCAGACTTTAAAAGATTAGCCTTAACAGTGTCAGCAGTAATAGAATTTGCAACTGCTAGTGTGTTCGAGTTAATAGCACCAGACACGCTTGCGTCTCCATCTAATACATTAAGAGATCCGTTTTCTATGTCTAAACCATAGTTTAATCCCATTCTTTGATTTGAGTTAAAAGCAAACTCAATATCTTGACCAGTTCCTCCATCAATAACGATTCCAGAACCAGCAAGCGGTGAAGAAGTTTGGTTACCATCTCCTAATAAAATTCTATGATCTCTTACTTCAAGATCGTTAGTTTGTACCGAAGTCAAACTTGAGCTTAAAACAATTAAATCACCGTGAATAGTAGTTGTTGGAGTTCCAGTTCCCGTGTCGCTTAAAGTTATAGCGGTATAACCACTTTTATTTTTTATTGTGTTTACATTCACAGATTGATTAAAAACAGATTGGTTGGCAAAAGTTTTAACGCCAGAAATAAGCTGATCACCAATAGTATAAACACCATTAGTAACAGTATCAGCGTTACCAGTTAAATCACCGTAAAAACCATTAGGAGCAAAAATTGTTGAATCCTCATGGTTAATTAAAATTCTGTTTTGTGTATCAATTACTGATCCTTGTAGAACACCTAATATTAAATCAGCCTCTAAGTTAATTACATCTAAAGTTTCAGTTGTAATATTAGAAGCTTGATAATCTTGTATATTAGTATTTACATAAGTCATATTTGTACAAAGTTAAATTGAGTGACCTCCCTAATTAAAGAGAGGTCGATTGAAAAAGATCTATTATAAAGAAGCTTTAACATTAACAATACCTTTAGTTTGGTCTGAAAATACTTTAGTACCAAATAGAGATTGTAATTTAACAATGTCAGAAAATCTATCTTCAACTGATCCAGAATTAACTTCTTGTACAGTTGGAGAGATTGGACGAGCTAAAGAAACAGAACCTTTATTCATGAATAAGATTTCTTTGTATCTTTTAGCGGTGTTGAATGAACCGTTAGCCATGTTATCTGACATTAAACTGTCAAATACCATAGTTAAACCGTCACCTAGTGCAACTAATTCAACTTCAACAGCACCAGCTCCAAGATCAGTTACAGTTACTTCAAATTGCGAACCATATCCAATTTTGATTAGTGACGAATAGTCAGCAAAATCATTGTAAGCGATATATTTTCCACCTGCTGGTGTAGTAGTTGGATTTTCTAGTAATTCTTTCAAGTTTTCGAAAGTTTCAACAGTGTTTGCCCCAATAGCTACTTGTCCAGTAGAAGCTACTGCATTTTTAAAAGTGATTTCAAGTCCGTTGATAGTAATAGTTTCACCGTCAGCTGGATTAGCAGTTGCATCGAAGAAAAAGTGTACTGGAATATTTGTAGATTCATAGAACATAACACCTTGGTGTCTAAAAGCTCTACCAGAGAAACCGTTTTTAAGAGTAGAATCCCCGAAGTCGGTTGCTCTACCTTGAGTTTGAGCAGTTAGAAGTCTTACAAAAGTAGGATCTACAACAGCGCAAAGTTCACCTTTTTGTGCATTTCTTAAAGCAATTTGTTCTAAAGCTCTTGGAACCATGTCTTCAATGTTAGCCTGGTCAAGAGCTAAAGGATTACCAGCATTATTGTTAATACCATCATCAATAACACTAGCAGCACTTGAAGAAAGGTCTCTTAAACAATGTGCATCAATTCTTAAAGCTAATTCTTGCATTTTAAGCGCACCAAATTCAGTTTTAAGATTGTGTCTTGATAATTCATTTTCAACAGTTGGAAGTTCGAATCTATCACCGAAGTTTTCAGTTATTTCTAAGAACTCTTCTTGTCCTCCTAGTGGAGATTTAGGAATAGGTTGTCCTGGTTCAATTCTTTTGATCCCTTTATGGAAACCATTAAGAGTTGATTTAGCATATTTGTCACCAATTTTTAATTCTGAATCAGCTGATACATCAGCAATTTGTTCAGTTACTGCATTGGCTTGGTAAACCATTTGCAGGGCGTCTGAATAAGAGACACCTCTTACGTTTTTTACGTTTGGTTGATTTTGATCGAATACCATTTTATTGTGGTTTAAATTTTATTCAATCTATATTTTTCTCAAGTTACCTTTAAAGTTTTGTACTCTTCCGGAAACTCCAAATTTACCTAAATTGTAGTGGTCTATTGTATCTTGATCCGTCCACTGTTTTTCAGCGTCAGATCTTTGTCCCATTTTAGCCGGTGGCTGAAATTTAGGATTATCTTTTAGGAAAGTTTTATGATAGCTATCAGCTACTTCTTCAAAACTTTTTCCTTGATTGCTTGGTAATTGCGCCCATTCATTTATCTTGTCTCTGTGAGAGGCTAATTGCGGTGCTAACTCATTAAAGTAAGCATCTTGTTTTTTTTGACTTTCCATCTCTTCTCGAGTTGGGAAATATCCTTCTAAAGCACTTTTTAAGATTTCCAGTTGATCATTGCCGTCATCTTGAGGCTCTTCTTCAACTTCATCATCTGATAAAAATACTTTTTTCATTTTTGCTAGCTCATCATTTTTTTTAGAAGCCATCTTTTCAAGGTTTTCGTACGCTTGAATTAAGTCTTCTTGTGATTTGAATTTACCAGCTAATAGTTGTCCGTCTTGCGGGCTATTTGATTCTTGTGCCTCTTGCACAGTGTTATCCGCCTGATCTTGCGAATTTAAGTTGTCCATTTGAGGGCTTAAATTTTGATCGTTTTGATCTTGGTTATGGATATCCATAAATGAAATGGTTACATAATATTTTCGGCCTTATAAGCCGAGCATGACGGGTGATCCAAGGTACAAAAATAACCCGCCAAGCTCGACCTACAAAACTTTTTGTGAAAGCTTGCTTAGTCCTTTCATATAATCAATGTATTTTAATAATACAATTCTTTTCTGATTTATAATATAAACATCTTCGGGTGAAAGATCCTCTTTATTCATTTCGTTTTCAGCCTTATAAACTTCTTCCAACCAAAATTGATAAAAGACCCGAAACTCTTCCTCCTTGTCAGTGAAGAGTCTCGAGATTAATTTCTGCTTATCCTCATAGGACTTTGCATCTTCTCTAAATGCTTTAATGATATGATAAATAAATTTCATATTTATTGATTAATGTTACCTTGAACCACGTCTTGAGTTAGACCGGCTACATCATTCAATCCAGGCTCTTGTTCTCCTGGTTGAACTTGTTTTTGTGTTGGGGAGCCACTTGGCATCCCTGGCATTCCACCTTTCATTAAATCTTCTAAGCTTTTACCTTGTGAAGAATTTAAATCTTGTTGTTTTTTAATTTCCTCATAATTTACTTTTTCAAAAGTATTCAAAACTTTTTCATTAACTTTATTTAAATCAATGTCGGCTCCGGAATTAGCCATATCTTTTAGTAAGTTATACAAAGCAATTGCGTCTTCTCTCTTACTTTCAATTGATTCAAAACTTGAACTTCCCGACTCAATTTCAATATTATATTTAAGAGGTGCCATTTCAAAAGACTTAGTATTAAATATCTTTTTAATGTCTTTAGCGTTTTCTCCTAAACTTAAAATTATATCATCGTTAAATCTTTCAGCTACAATATCCAATACATCATAAGCCATTTCACTGAAGAAATGCTCTACCTTAGCTAGTATGTAAGCGTAAACTGTATTTGCTTCATAAAATCTAGCCCTTACACCAGTAGCAGTATTAGTAAAGCCTTGTTGGCTTGACCCCTGTGTAGTATCAATAGTATAAGACAATGATTGAATGTGTCTTTGAATAAGTTGTTGTGAACTAAAATAATTTGGATCAATTCTTGGCGGGTCTAAAACAAAAAAGTCATTATTCATAAAATCAGCAACAGAACCGTTAACAGTCATATAACCACCAGTTCTATTTAGTTGTAGTAAATCTTTTACATTAACCCTATCACTAATAATTCTATTTAAGAATAGATTCTTGTTTAAATATAATGAATGTAAGTTTTCCCTATAATTATAAAGTTTTTCTAAACTCATAATTGGTTCAACCATACCATTACCGAAATGATCATGAGTATCTTCAAATAAACTACATGATCGAATGTTAATCTTTGGAATAGACTTAATCTTTAGAACAATTTTATTGTTTAAAGTCCAGACTTCATAAAACCCATCTTCTAATTCGTTGTTTCTTGGTAGAACTGAATCAGGCCACGATACATAACCTTGATATTTATAAACTACAAATTCACCATCTTTAACTTTAGTTCCTTTAGCCTCCTCTCTAGTCGGATTGATAACATAAGTTTTCTCACCCGCCATATACTTAACATCTTTTAGATCACTTAAAATAAATTGATCTTTTTGTGCTTTAAGGTCTTTCATCGTCACCTTGTCGTGTCGTCTAATTACACCGTTTGAATTATGAGTATCAAGAAAACGTGCATCTAAAAACACGTCATCAAATTGTAAGTTTTCTAATACTATCTTTTCTTCTTTTAGTTTCTCTTCAATCTTTCCGGACTTTTTATTAACATATCTATAAATGTCTTTTTTATATTCCGGTGCCATATAAGCTACACCGTAACGCACTAAAGAACGAACAAATCGTTCAACTAGTTTTTTCATTTCTTTATCTGAAAATAGATTATTTAAAAATGTCTGCATGAAAGCCGGCCATTGTTTCAATTCAGCCTCATCAATTTTATCAAATTCTTTCACAGCCTTCCCGTAACCGTGTTTCCAAGTCACAATATAGTTAATAGGTTTTGCTAGAACATGTGCAATAACTTTGTTCTCAATATCCTTAGCAAAATTTACCTTTGTAGACGGTAAACTTTCATCTCTAACTTCTTTCCCCCAGTTAAATTTGTATTCTTGAACCTCGTCTCTTATATCAGCTAAATCTTTATGTCTTTTATGACAAGAATTTTCATACACACTAAAATTATCAGTAACAACTGATAGTGCATAATCAACCGCTGATTTATATTTCTTTTTTTTGAAATTTATTTCGGCCATGATGTTTTTTGATTAATCTCTTTTATTATAAAATGTTTGCTTTAGATAGGCAAGCCATAACGATTATAGTTTACTTGATTAGTTTTGCTTACCATGCTTGGCTTACTTCTAATTCTAAACAATGAATAGAACATTTGTATTGCGTCTATTATATCATCATGTTTACCTCTTGGGAATTTAATCAGCTGATGTTCCAATTCAGTTTCACCTCTTTGCCAAAACAATAAGCCCTGTCTTATATATGGGAGTAAAGCTCTAATCTTAGTTTCTTTGTCTTGATTGTTCATAATTTTCTCAACAACACAATGTATTCGCTTATCCCTAAATTCTTTTTCTATCATTTGTATTAAAATTGATTGAGCGGCTACCCCTTCAATTCCTATTTTTTCACTTCTCCACTTCTGAACATGGTGCGTTATAGTTTGTATAATTTTATATACGTCATCTCTAGTATTGCTAACTTCACAAATATACAACTCGTCATTAACAAAACAACCGGTAACTATCGCAGTACAATCGGCAGAGTTCTTTTGGCTAAAAGCCGGATCAACAATAGTAAAATATCGACCAGGCTTTGACTGTAAGTCTTTGAGTTCAAAATAATTAAAAAACTCCTCATGAAAATATTGAGCCTCTTTATCTACTGGATCCTGCTGGTACTGTGCTGAAAAGTTAGCCTCACCATATGATTTTTTAATCTTTTCCAATGCTTCAATCGGATATCTATTCTCTTGCAAAGCTTGACCCGCTTTACGGTGTTTTTCGTCAGTTGTTGCAATAGCGGGTAATATTAAAGTGTCCCACTTTTCACCTGTGTCGTGTTGCTCTTTATACATTAAATGACCACACAAATCATCTTCGTGCGTTCTTTGCATTATAATAATGATTGCATCTTTTAACGGGTTAAAAAGACGTGACACAACCGTGTTATCATACCAACGATTAATTTTTGTCCTTTTTACATCCGATAGAGCTTCATCCGGCTTAATAGGATCATCAATAATAAAAACATTTGCCCTGTGACCTGTGATACTACCACCAGCACCGGTAGCGTAATATTTACCGCCCTGTTTGTTTTTCCATTCTGACTTAGTATCTTGATCTTTTCTTACTGGACTAATTTCCGGAAAGACCATCTTCATTGTTTTTGATTTATAATAATCTCTAGCCTCTGACGCAAAAGATTGCGTTAAACTTGCTGAATAACCAGTTACGATAAATTGTAACATAGGATTCTTAGCTAAAGCCCATACCGGAAAAAACTTAGTAATAATTTCAGTCTTACCACTACCTGGTGGTACGTTGATAATTAATCTTGTAATCTCACCCGTTAAAACTTTGTTTAGCTTTTCTTCAATCATCCTATAATGCCAGTTGTCATCAAAGCTTTTATTTAACTCTTTATCAAAGTAATGAATGAGACAGTCAATAAGACTTTCTCTTTGATTTTTATGTCGCTCTTTTAACTCTCTCGCAACAATTTCTTTAAGAATTTGCTTTTTCATTTTTTATATGTGAAATATTGGCAAGTACATTGTGTCGTAATGCATCGTTATAATCTATATCCTCAATAAGATCTTTATACAGTTTTCTTATATCTACATCTAAAGCATAAGCAATTTTATTAATAGCGTGTAAAGATGGGTTTACACTTCTATCCTGTTCTAATTTTCTAATAGTCGATAGAGACAATCCTGTAATTCTTGCTAAATCAGATTGTGACCATCTAGTTTTTAATCTATGTTGTTTAATAAAAAGTTTCATTTATTCAGTTTTGTTTAAAATATCAAAAAGTTCATCCGTGCTAGATTCTTTAATTAGCTTTGGCGTAACAGCAATAGCTTCACCATCTGCACCAGTTAATTCTATTCGCTCGCTATACCCTCTATCTTTTGCTTTAGTCTTTAAATAAAAAATAGTAGATGTTTCTTTACCTTCTCCCATGTTTTTATATAATTGAGCTTCAGCCCAATCTTTTCTTGCTTCTTCAATTTCATAAAATAGTTCCGCAAAATACTGATCTGTATCTTTCCAATGATAAACCGTTCTTCTTGATACATTGCTTGATTTTACAGCTTGGCTAACAAAACCAGATATAGCTAAGTTCTTTAAAACTCTTACCTTATTATCTTTAGTAGTTTTCTGACCTTTTAATTTTGATCTTTCTATTTTACCTTGAAAAGCAAAGTTATTGTAATCAATCATAGTCTAATGTGTTACTAGTATAAGTGTAGCACAAAGCATTATAAAAAAAAAGGGCAACCGCCCTTTTTATGTATTAACTACTTGATAAATCCTCGTTTAACTGATTAACATTTTCTTCTGATGGAATCCAAGTTCCTACTTTATTATTATTTTTGAAAACTTCAACGTGTGTATTTCGAACTTTTGCAAAGTTTCTAATAAACTCTCTGACTGATGTTTTTTGCATGATATACTTTGTTTAAATAAAAAGTGCTAATTTTTTTAATTTATATTATGACTGAATAATTCCTAGAACATCAGATGTTTTGGCAAATATCAGTTTATCCTCAAAAACAGTCATAGGGTTCACCGAATACGGTGCATATACTACTTTATCACCTACATTTATATTTTCAACTTTATCACCAATTGCAATTACTTCAGCTATGTTTTCTGATTGTTGAGAATCAAGCCTTACAATAATTTGTGATGTTTTTTGCTCTAAAGTAATTTTTTTCAGAACTATGTTATCAGCTAATGGTTTTATCATTTTTAATTAGTTAATGTTGTTTTTTGTTTGTTGCAAGGGGTTAAATTCCCTTATATTATATATAATAAATGAATGTCTGACAATTTAAAAGTAAAATAGTTCAGAACCTATCCTCTTGGCCTTGGCAATTAGGATTTGAACTTTTTTATTTTGTTTATCATTTTGTATGGTTATTTTTTACGATTCATTTTTTTTACAGTTGCGATAGTGTGCATTGTATGACATACGTCAACAACCTTTTTAGTGAACTCTTCTTGGTCTTCTGTACCCATAGAAGCACACTCTTGAGCGATCTCTTGCACCATCTCATCCAGACTCCCTGGAACATGCTTTTCTAATAAGCCTATGTTCTCAATTTTAAGTACATCATCAATACATGAGGCAACAACAGCACACAACGTCATTATATGATCTGCATAAAAGAATTGATTATCAACTCTCGAATACATTAAATATCCTTTATCTTCTAAATCTCTAAAATCAAATTGTGCTTTTAAATATTCTTTATAGTTCATCTTGTAGTGCTAATTTAAATTCTTTTGCCTTATCCTCTAAGATTGTTACGATTGTATAATCTTTATCCGTAGGCTCTTCAATTGTACATTGCTCTTGCCATCTATTAAGTAAATCTAACATTTCATTAATCGTTCCTTTACTTATAATTTCTAATTCGGGTGGCATCCATTCAATTCTAAAAACAGCCGGGGGAAACTTAGGTCTCCTTGCTAGTGCGTATTTCATTTAATGCTTTTTTAAATTCTTCATGCGCTTCCTCAATAACTTTTACAACAGCGTATTCTTTTGTTTTTAAGTGTTCATAACTCCATGTGCAATAAGCCATCCAAGCTATTAATAAGTTATCCATCTCAACATAATCACCTGTCTTTAAAACCTCGTATTCGGGTTTTATTTCATGTTCGGCGCAAATACTAACAGGCAATTTGTCTTTTCTAACTAATGCAAATTTCATTCTATGAGTTTAAATTTTAATCGTGGCACACTTCTTCTTAAAATATCTAACCTTTTAATTACTTTTTCAAATTCAGTATCCCAACCCTGGTCACAAACATCAAACAGCAAATCTTCTAAATCGTTTATTTGGTTCAAAACAATCTTAATTGCGTAATCTGTATCTTTGCATTTCATAAGCCTATGTTAATTCAAATTTTTCCTCTCTAACCTGTAAAGAACTTTGAATTTCTTTTAACAATGTTTTTAAATTAAAAACGTCTTGCTTAACCATCATGTTTTTTCTGATATTGTTAAAATTCAACTCTGAAGGCAACCTCAAATATTTTTTTAAATAATTTATATCAGTTTGACAAATAGGTTCAGTAGTAACATAATGTATTTCATTAAGATCAATTACTCCAACTAATAAATCGTGGCTATAAACTTTTTGACCGTCTTCATATGTATAAGCTTCATTAAAATAACTTTCTTTGAAGTCTTTATTTTTTACAGTGTAGTGAACAATAATATTTCTAACTGTATCAGGCGATTCATAAACATAGAATCTAGTTTGATCTTTCATCACTATTTCAGTAAATCCGTCTAAATAGTAACGTGCTAAATCAAATTTTATTGAATCAATGTCCAATAATCTTTTATCTTTCATGTGGGGTTATAGTTAAATTATTTTTTAAATACATTCATAATTCTTTGGAATATAGATTGTTTTATTTGCGGACAATCTAAAGTAATTCTATTTTCTTCTTCTCTTGCAACTTCAGCTAGGAACTCTTCATATCTTCTTTCTTGATATTCTTGTATTTCTTGTTTTTCTTTTTCAGTAAGTTGAGGTTCTTCACCACACAAACCATGTACAATTGGCCCATGGTAGGGAGTGCCATCAAGTAGCGTACTGTTTTGATAGTTGTTTTTTGGAACAATCTGTTTAAACCTTTCAGGAATAAAAGGGTTTGGATCAATAGGTAAACCCGAAGCTTTGTATTC